ACCGCAAAGAACACAGGAGATGAAGTTGTTGTACGAGGATGAATTAGCTCGAGCACTGTCTGAAGATGGCTCTCCAGCTAGCACATACATTACTCCGAAAACATACTATCCAAATGTATAATGGCTAGATTCGCAAAAGGTAGTAGAGCATTAGCAATATCTGACAGATCAGGCGCAGCTTTTCCATATAGAGAAATGGTAAAAGAATGGACTGGTGCGTGGGTGCATATTTCAGAGTTTGAACCTAAACAACCGCAATTAGAACCACATCCTGTAGGAGCTGATCCACAAGGTTTAATGCATGCAAGACCAGCAAGAGTTGAGTTTCCAGTACAAGATATTTTACCCAACAATCCATTTACTACAACAGGTGGATCTCAAACTTTAAATGTATCTTATCCTTCTAATCAAATTAACGAAGGAACATCTTATGTTAGATTTCAATCGGTTAAAGAAACTGTAGGAGGTGTTGCAGTTGCAACTTTAGAATTAGAAACAACTTTAAATGGTGCAATTAGTGATACAGTTAATACTTTAACTTTAACTAATTCTGCAGCATTTCCAAATGCTGGTTTTATTGTAATAGAAAAAGTAGATCAAAATGCAACTATTTCTGTTGGAGGAGCAACACAAAATAATCCAAATTTTGGACAATACATTAACGAAACTATTCAATACACAAATAACAATACAGGCACAGGAGTTTTATCTGGATTGACAAGAGGCACAGCTGCTCCTTTTAGAGGAATTACTTTTTCTAATACCACAGCAACAACTCATGCAAACGGAGCAAAAGTTTTTGGATCATACTTAGCAACAGCAATTGCAACTACAGTAGAAGTTGGTCCTACATTACCTAATGGAACACAAGCTACAGAAACACAATATAATTCTATAACAGTTCCTTTAGTGTCAAACGCTGGAAGCACAGCAACAGGAGGCGGTTTTCAGTGTACAATTGGACCCGTTAATGATAGAGGTTAATTATTATGGCTGGATACAATTTATCAAACTTACAGACAGATATTAGAAATTATACTGAAGTAGATGCTAACGTTTTTACTGCTGCTATATTAAATAGATTTATAGAAAATTCAGAATATAGAATTGCTTATGATCTTCCTATGGATTCAGACAGGTTTGTTGAACAAGGAACAATGGCAACAGATGTAAATAATATTAGAGTTCCTGCAGGATCTTTATTTGTAAGAGGGGTTGAAGTATTTAATGCTACAAATTCTACAGAAAAAGGCACGTGGTTAGAAAGACGTGATCAAACTTTTTTAACAGAATATGTAGGAAGATTAACAGGTCCAGAAGGATCAACCACATCAGGAGCAGATGTAACTGGAAAACCTAAATATTATTCAATGTTTGGTGGTGCAACAGGCACAACTGATACTACATCAGGATCTATTTATTTAGCTCCTACACCAGACGCTAATTATGTATTTAGAATATATTATAATAAAATTCCACCTGGTTTAGAAACAGAGACTTCTGGGACTTATATCAGTCGATACTTTCCTCAAGGTCTGTTATATGCATGTTTAGTAGAAGCATATTCTTTTTTAAAAGGTCCAACTGATATGTTGACATTATACGAACAGAAGTATAAAACTGAACTACAAAAGTTTGCAGCGATGCAAATTGGAAGAAGAAGACGAGACGATTACACGGATGGTACAATAAGAATTCCAATCGAGTCACCGCCTCAATAATAGGAGAAAAATATTATGGCAATAACATCGGCAATTTGTAACAGTTTTAAAACAGAAGTTTTACAAGGCATACATAACTTTACAGCATCGTCTGGAAACACTTTTAACATAGCTTTATACACAAGCTCTGCAACTTTAAATAAATCAACAACAGCTTACAGTACATCAAACGAAATATCGAACACGTCAGGTTCAGCTTATTCTGCAAAAGGAAAAGCACTTACAAGTGTAACACCTGCTTTATCAACTGATACTGCATGTTGTGACTTTAATGATATTTCTTGGACATCAGCTTCTTTTACAGCTAACGGTTGTTTAATTTTTAACGATTCAGCTACAGGTGATCCAGCAGTTTGTGCAATCGCATTTGGTTCAGACAAAACTGTAACAAGTGGAACTTTTACAATTCAATTTCCAACAGCTGACGCATCTAACGCAATAATTCGTATCGCATAAGGAGGTAAGTCCTTATGGCCAATACTTGGAACGAGTCAGGCACAACCTGGGGGACTAATCGTTGGGGAACAACTAACGCTATTACCGAAGGATGGGGTGCTGATGCTTGGGGAACAGGAAGTTCTTGGGGCGAAGCTGGCGACGAAGTAATTCAATTAACAGGTTTATCATTAACATCATCAGTGGGAATTCCTATATCTGGTGCTCAACAAGGTTGGGGCAGAGGCGAATGGAGTGAAGAGCCATGGGGAGAAAGCAATAACCCTGTTGTTACACTTACAGGTCTTGGATTAACTTCTGGTTTAGGTTCAACAACAGTTAATGCAGAAATAAATACTGGTTGGGGACAAGATGGTTACGGAGTTGAGAACTGGGGATCTTCTGGTCTTACTTTAGAATTAACTGGTGTTCAAGCAACTACAGGTATTGGAGAAGATGTAAGTTGGGGTAAACAAACTTGGGGTTCTCAAAAAACTGGTTGGGGTGGTGAATATTTCTTAGTACCTGAAGACGTAATGGGCTTAACAGGTTTAAGTGCAACATCATCGGTAGGTACACCTACAGCTATTTCTGATTTTGCTGGAACTCTTACAGGAGTTTCTGCAACTTCTTCTGTTGGATCTTTAGATCCTGCAGATCAAACAATGGGATTAACTGGATTAAGTTCAACTTCTTCTGTAGGTGCAATTACACCTGCAGATGTAATGGGCTTAACAGGTTTAGAAGCTGAAACAGGTTTAGGAACTATTGAAACTTCTACAAATCCTATAATAGATTTAATCGGAGTTTCTGCAACATCGTCTGTAGGAAGTTTAACACCAGCAGATGTTATGGGATTAACTGGATTAAGTTCAACTTCTACAGTTGGTTCATTCCCTACAGGAACACCTGCAGATGTTATGGGATTGACAGGTGTTTCAGCAACTGCTAGTATATCACCAATTGGCGTAGCTCCTTTAGGCTATGAAGATATAACAGGCACACAAAGTGCTGGATATAGTTCAGTTACAGCAACGCAAAGTGCAAATTATACTGCAGTAAATGATTGACAATGAGTTTAAAACAAATTAAAAAAAGATACTAATTAGGAGAACAAAATTATGGCATCAACTTATACGGCTCTCGGTGTAGAACTAATGGCAACTGGTGAAAACGCCGGTACTTGGGGAACAAAAACTAACACCAACTTAAATATAATCGAACAAATTTCAGGTGGATATACTGCACAATCAATAGCAGGTGGCGCACAACAAACTGATCTTGCAGTTTCTGATGGATCAGCTGGTGCTAGTATGGCTCACAGAATGATTGAGTTTACAGGTTCAATTACTGGAAACCAAATCGTAACAATTCCTTTAGATGCACAAACATTTTATTTTTTAAGAAATTCAACATCAGGTGCTTACACAGTACAATTTAAATATATAACTGGTTCAGGAGATACATTTACTTTTTCAGCAACTGATAAAGGTGACGCTATTGTATTTGCTACTGCAAACGATGGTACTAATCCTGATATATATACTTTACCAGCTGGTGATGTTACAACAACAGGAACACAAACATTAACAAACAAAACATTAACTTCTCCTAAAATTGGCACATCTATTTTAGATACTAATGGAAATGAATTAATGCTTTTAACAGCTACAGGTTCAGCAGTTAATGAAATTACACTAGCTAACGCTGCTTCAGGAAATGCGCCTAGTATTACGGCTTCTGGAGAAACTAATGTAAGTCTTAACTTAGTTCCAAAAGGAACAGGTCAAGTGCAAATTAATGGAAATACAGCATCAACAGTAGGAAAAGCTATTGCAATGGCATTAGTTTTCGGATAAAAAACAAACAGGAGAATAAATTATGGCAAATCCAAATCTAGTAAACGTAACATCGATAACAGGTGAATCGGTACAAGCGGCTTTAACTACTACTCTTACACAGGAGATTTTAGCAGCAGCATCAGACACACTTGTTAAAGTAAACAGTATCATAATAGCAAACATTGACCCTTCAAGTTCAGTAGACGTTTCAGTTTTTATAACTAAAAGCGGCGGCTCACCTGTAGCAATTGCAAGTACAGTAGCTGTGCCTTCAGATGCAACTTTAATAGTTGTAGATAAAAACTCAGCTCTTTATTTAGAAGAAGGTGACAATCTTGAAGCTGGAGCAAGCGCTAACTCAGACGCTGTTATCACTGTTAATTACGAGATTCTAAACGACGCGTAGGAGATATTTGAATGGCACATTATGCTAAAATAGACGAAAATAATATCGTCGTTTCAGTTCATGTAGTTTCAAATTCAAGTGAACTTGATGACTCTGGAAATGAATCTGAAGCCGCAGGTATTAATTTTTTAACATCACTTCATGGCGATGTTTCTCCAAACTATTGGAAAAAAACTTCTTACAATACTAATCTAGGAAAACATATGGAAGGTAAAGTAGAAAGTTATGATCAATCAAAAGCATTAAGAAAAAATTATGCAGGAATTGGATATACATATGACGCTGCAAGAGATGCGTTTATTCCACCTAGACCACAAAAATCTAACGGAGCAATAGTTCATCATTCTTGGTCTTTTGATGAAGACAAGTGTTGGTATTTTCCACCTGTTGAACATCCAGAAGTTTCTAATCCAAACTCAACAGATTACACAGATGAAAATGGAGACGCACAATCTATGGTTTGTTCTTGGGATGAACATAAAGGAAGATGGATGTGTGCTAAAAAAGTAGATCAACCAGATGAAAGTTTAATGATGTTAGCTTGGAATCCAAGCACTACAGCTTTTGATGAAACAAGCTTTACAAGAGCACAATTTTTAGATACAAGTTACACAGGAGATTAATATGGCAGACAGAAACAATGGCGGAGTTATAGGACCTGCAGTACCAACATCAGCACCAGTATGTGCACCTGCAAGTACTAACGCATTCACAGGTGATGGAACTTACACAAAACCAAATGCAGCAATTCAAACAGTAGACGTTTTAGTTGTTGCGGGCGGAGGCGGAGGTTCGGCTTGTAAAGGCGGCGGCGGAGGCGGCGGCGGAGTTCGTTTTGTAACTGGCGTAGATGTTTCACAAGATTCAACAGTAGCTGTAACAGTCGGCGGCGGAGGAAGCGCTGGAACTGGTTCATCTACAGGACAAAAAGGAAGTGATTCAATTTTTGCTGCAGGAGCAGGAGAAATAAGAGGAACAGGCGGCGGAAAATCAGGAAGAGCCGCAACAGATAGTGGAGGCCAAGGCGGAAGCGGTGGCGGTGGTTCAGGAACTGCAGGTCAAGGAAACGTACCTCCATTTTCACCACCACAAGGAAACCCAGCAGGACAACAACCTCAAGGTCACGGAGCTGGCGGAGGACTTGGTGGAGCAGGATCAGGAGCATCTCCTGGAGCCGGAGCACAATCAGGAACTGGAATCGGAGCACCATCAACAACTTGGTCCGCAGGAGGAGCAGGTGGAAGTAGTGGATCACCAGGACCAGATAATTCAGGAGTAGGTGGACAAGGAATGCCACCAAACAGTACAGCAGGCACAGGTGGATCAGGATATGTTTTTGTAAAAACACCTGCATATGCCGTAGCAGGATTTGGGTCTGGCGTTTGGGATTTACAAGCTGTTTATAATAAAAGAAAAGCCAACGAGTGGCCTACAAATTAATCTTTACTTTTTTATCATAACCCATATAACTATCCTATAAAGATATGATAGGGTTACAGAATTATTATTGGCTTTACAAGGGTCTTCTTCCAATTGAAACTTGTAAAAATATTATTGCTTTTTGCAAAAATAAAAGAGAATCGCAAAGAGGTGTAACTTATCACGAATCACAAGATCCAAAAACAAAAGATCATATTCGAGAATCTAACGTAAGATGGATAGATGACGAGTGGATATATAATGAAATACTTCCTTTTGTACATAACGCAAATGAACAAGCAGGATGGAATTTTAATATTGATTGGAATGAAACAATACAGTTTACAGAATATAAAACAAATCAATATTATGGTTGGCATTCTGATAATTTTAATCATCCTTTCGGAGAAAAACATCACCCAAACTTTAGAGGAAAAATAAGAAAAATTTCAGTAACCGTTTCACTTTCAGACTCTGATGATTATGAAGGTGGAGATTTTGAACTAGATTATAGAAATAGTTCAAAAGGATCAGGAAATCATATAACAACCGTAACTGATGCAAGGCAACAAGGTTCTATAATAGTGTTTCCTTCTTTTGTATTTCATCAAGTAAAACCTGTAATTAAAGGGGAAAGAAATTCTTTAGTGTTGTGGTGTTTAGGACCAACATGGAATTAAAAAAATATTTTGCTTCACCAATACATTGGGAGGATGCGTCACAGTTTTTATATTTAGACGCTGCATCTAATTCTTATATTGATGAGGCTAAGAAAGAGAATGAAGAACAGTATGTTTATCATTCTAAAAATAATTTATTTTTTGATCCTCAGTTTAATAATTTTGTAGATTATGTAAATTTAAAATCTATTGAGTTTTTAGAAGCTCAAGGTTTTGATGTTTCTGATCACAAAACGTATTGTTCTGAAATGTGGGTTCAAGAATTTAATAGTAAAGGTGGGGGAAGCCATAGCACACACACTCATTGGAACAGTCATGTGTCGGGATTTTATTTTTTAAAAGGAGGTCCAGGTACATCTTATCCGATGTTTCATGATCCAAGACCTGGTGCATTAATGACTAAACTACCTCTTAAAGATAATTCTAAAATTAACGAAGCAACTGATGCATTTCATTTAAAAGTAGGAGCTGGTGCTTTAGTTTTATTTAATAGTTATTTACCACATGAATTTGTTACACACTCAGGTAAAAACCCATTTAGATTTATACATTTTAATTTACAGTTTTTACCTAACGGAATATTTAAATGAAACAGATAGGTGATACAGTTTTACCACATAAAGTATATGATGATTTTTTAGAACCAGATTATTTTAAAAAGTTAGTAGAAATATTTATGGATACCGATAATTGTTCTTGGTATTTTTCAACAAAAGTTGGAACAAAAACTGAAATAGAAAATTTAAATAATTTTTATTTTATACATACTTTATATAACCATCATCAACCAAGAAGTGATTTATTAATTCATTTAGATTCTTTAATTAAAAAATTAAATGTTAAAGCTTTAATGAGAGCAAAAGCAAATTTGTTTACACGAACTGAAAAAAAACATGAATTTGATTTACATCAAGATTTACCGTTTGAAGCTAACTCTGCTGTCTTCTCTCTCAACAGTTGTGATGGTGGCACTATTCTAGAACATGAAAACAGAAAAATAGAAATTAATTCTGTGGCAAACAGACTGCTACTATTTAAATCTAACATTAGCCATAAAAGCACTACGTGTACTAATAGAAAATTTAGGATGAATTTGAATTTAATTTATTTTTAATGAAAAATTTAAATTTATTTCCAATACCTATTTCAGTATTTAATTTAGAGATGTCCTCTGATGAAAAAAAATATTTAGACAAAATTGATTATAAGACTGCAAACAGTGATTATCTAGGCGCAGAAAATTCTACAGACGTTTATTTATTAGATAAAAAAGAACTCAAAGAGTTAAAAGAAAAAATAATTAATTCTATAGATAAATATAAAAAAATAATGTTGAGCTGTAATTTAGATATTTATATTACAAACTCTTGGGCTAACCGTTTAAAACAAGGAAAGAAACATTCTCTTCACATGCATCAAAATAGTTTTATTTCAGGAGTATACTATGTTAAGGGTCATGTAGATCATCCTGGAATTAGATTTGAAAATCCATCTAAAACTTTTCCATTAACTTGGGACAGAGAAAAATTTAATTTATATAATTCAGAAAGTCATGTTTACCCAGCAGAAACAGAAACATTAATTTTATTTCCTTCAGGTTTATGGCATAGTGTAGATGTAAATTATTTTATTAAAGATAGAATTTCAATTTCGTTTAATACTTTTGTAAAAGGAAAATTAGGACACGAAGGATATTTGTGTGATTTAAATTTATGAGAATAGAATACAGAACAATAAAGTCGGGACCATTAATCTATTACACTAAAGTTGTAGAAGAAGATTTATTAAAAATTGAAAAACTTTGTAATAGAAATAAACAAAATGATTTTAGACATAAATTAGCTGGAATTTTAGAACAAGAGTTTTCAATAGATAATACTAAAATAGATAATATACTTAATCCCTATCTACAAGTTTTTACACAAGCGCATGAAAACTGGTATGGAGAAAAAAATAATTTTAATTTAAAATGCACAAGTGCCTGGGTTAATTATATGTATAAAGGAGATTCAAATCCTTTACATGTTCATTTAGAATGTAGTTTTTCTTCGGTTTTATTTTTACAATTTCCAAATGAAATAATAGAAGAACAAAAACAATTTAAAGGTTCAGCTACAAAACCCGGTAATTTAAGTTTTGTTTTTAATAATCATTTGCCTTTTCACATAAACTATTATGAACATACTCCTTCAAGAGGAGATTTTTTTATGTTTCCAGCAAACGTCTATCATCAGGTTCCTTCTTTTCATACTGATTGTGAAAGAATTTCTGTAGCATGTAACTTTTTAAAGGAAATTAAAAAATGATAGATCCTCAATATATTAAAAATATAATACCTCAAGCCTACCAACAAGAACTAGAAAACAGTTTATATAGATTACCTTTTTATTATACGGAATCTATAGGTTACAATCAAAATAGTCCTAAAACATCAGGAATAAAATATTTAGATAACATAGGATTAAGTCACTCTTTAATAGATAATAATCAAATTCAATCTGATTATTGGAGTTTATTTAAACCTATACTTTATTTCTTTAACGAAAAAACAAAAGTAAATGTTTTAAAAGTAGTTAGAGCTAGGCTTAGATTAACGGTTCAACATCCAGAAAAAGAAAAATATTTATTTAATAAACCACACACAGATCTTCCAGATTTTAAACAACCATATAAAACTTTAATAGTTTATTTAAATCAGTCAGACGGCGATACTTTTATATTTAATAAATTTTATAATGAAAAAGAAGACTATAGTGAGGTGTTAAAAGACCTTGACAAAAAAATTATTTTAAGGCAAAAACCAATAAGAGGAGATGGTATTTATTTTGAAGGTCACCAGTATCACTCAGGTAACACGCCCACACAACATAAATCCAGATACCTCATTAATTTTGATTTTACAATATGAAAGAATATAAAATAATTAGACAAGTTATATCAAAAGAAATGACTGATTTTTTATATCAGTATTTTTCTTTAAGAAGAAAATCTGCAAACTATTTATTTCAAAGAAAATTAATTAATCCATTTTCAAAATATATGGGAACTTGGAATGATACGCAGGTTCCAAATACTTATTCTATATACGGCGACCCTGCCATGGAATGTGTTTTAATTAATCTAAAAGATAGAATGGAAAAAGAAGTAGAAACAAAATTAGTAGAGATGTATTCTTATGCCAGAATATATAAAAGAAATGATGAATTACCTAGACACAAAGATAGGGACGAATGTGCTATATCTACAACTTTATTTTTAGGTGGAGATAAATGGCCAATATACTTAGAACCATCTGGTGAAGAAAACAGAGGAGGAATTAAAGTAGATTTAAATCCTGGTGATATGTTAATTTACAGAGGATGTAAAATGGAACATTGGCGAGAACCTTTTGATGGAGATAATTGTGCACAAGTTTTTCTTCACTATAATGAAGAGAACGAAGAGTCTTTAAAAAACAAATATGATAATAGAGCATTTATAGGAGCTATTTTACCGTGAGTAATTTAAAAGTAGAATGCGTAGATCATTCAAAGTTTCCCTACATTGTAGCTGATAACTGGTATTCGCCAGAAGAAGAAAAATTAATATGGCAAGAGTTAGATTTTTTAAGTTCAAGAAAAGAAAATTTTCGTGATGCAGAAGATTCTGATGGTAAGATAGCTAGAAACAAAGAAACAAAAGAAGCACAAGGCAAACACAAAAGATTGTATCCAGAAGATGTTTTTAATAAAAGAAGTTATTCTAATATTTTAAGTTTAAACCACAAACAATTATTGCCACAATTTTATAATTTTGCTATAAGTTCTTTTCCTCAAGGAAGACATTGGCAAACCACAAATAAAGATACTACCATGATTAGCTATTATGAAAATACAGATTATTACAAAGCACATTGGGATTCTTCTATTACTACAATTCTTAGATGGTTTTATAGAGAACCTAAAAAATATACAGGAGGTGATTTAACTTTTACGGAATCAGGAGAAAAAATAAAATGCAAACATAATAGAATGATTATGTTTCCTGGGTATTATTTACATGAAGTTGATCCAATAAAAATGGAGGAAGAACATAAAAATAAAAATTTGGGAAGATATACTTTAACCACTTTTTATTATTATTCGAGTTAATATGAAAGAATTTATTCCACAATCTCTTTGTCATTGGTTTATTGATTTATACAAACGTAACGACAATAAAAAAATTACATTTAATGAAAAAAAAGTATTAAGATTATATGATATTTTAAATGAAGAAGAAACACTAAAACAAGGAATTGGTTACATTACTCGTTATGCTAAAGATAGATTTAAAGATTATACTTTTTATGTAGATAATTTTGAAATAGTTGAATGGAATGAAGGACAAGGCATGCCTTGGCATAGAGACTATCCTTATTATGAAGCTACAACAATCGTATATTTAAATGAAAATTTTGAAGGCGGTGAATTAGTAACGGGACATGACCCAGCAGACTATCAACAACATTTAAGTAAAACACATAAACCAGTAACTGGAACAGCTGTAAGTTTTATGGGAAATACATGGCATAAAGTAAACCCAGTTACAAAAGGAAAAAGATACACCATGGCGATATGGTATAAAATAGTATGATAATAAATAAAATAGATAGTTATTATTTTATTAATTCAGTTAAAGAACATTCTGAATTTAAAAAAGAATTACTATATTTAATAGAAGTAATGCCTAGTACTTTAGTGTCTATGAGCACTCCTGTAGAATATGAAAAAGAGGAGCTGTTAGAAGATAGGTATCTTTCAGATTGGTCTATTGATTCTAATTACCACAGAAAATATTTAGATTTTTTCTATGATAAAATACAACCATACTTAAATAATCTGTGTTTAAAATTATCTTTTAAACGTTACAAAATTATTAATGGGTGGTTTCAAAAATATAAAAACAATCATCAACACATTTGGCATGTACACCCTGATTCAAATTATACTAATGTGTTTTATCTTGACTTACCTGATGAAGAAATATCGACTGAATTATATGACCCTATATCAAATCAAATTATAAAACCTAAGGTTAAAGAAGGTGATTTACTTACTTTTCCAGCCAACATGCTGCATCGTTCGCCAAAAAATTTGACAGATAAAACTAAAACCATTATATCTTTTAACACTTCTTTTGAAGTATACAAAAATTAAAAACCGTATATAATGGCGTGTTATGCTACAAAAATTAGGCTTTTTACCAGGTTTCAACAAACAAGTTACATCTACCGGAGCTGAATCACAATGGACAGGTGGAGAAAACGTTCGTTTTAGATATGGTACACCTGAAAAAATAGGTGGTTGGTCTCAATTAGGAGACAAAAAATTGACTGGTGCTGCAAGAGGATTGCATCACATGGTTAATAAAGAAGGTATTAAATACGCAGCCATAGGAACTAACAGAATTTTATACGTATATTCTGGAGGAGTTTACTATGACATACACCCTTTAACAAATCCATTAGGCACAGCTATCACTAACGCATTTAGCACAACCAACGGACAATCAACGGTTACTCTTACATTTTCTAGCGCACACAATTTTTCTGTAGGGGACATTATATTGTTTGGTGATGCGTCTACATTCTCTGCTATTACAGGTTCTAATTTTTCTTCTACAACTTTTTGTGATAAAAAATTTATGGTGACTTCTGTACCTACCACTACAACTTTAGAAATAAATGCTGGTGCTACTGAAACAGGAGCAGGAGCAACTACATCTGGAGGCATAACTTATTTTCAATACTATCACGTAGGACCCGCTGAACAGGTTGGAGTCTTTGGTTATGGTATATCTCAATGGGGTGGTACCGTTACAAATCCACAAACAACAACTTTAAACGGAGCATTAAATGCAGACTCTGCTGG